GCCTCCAGGTCTTCTTGTTCGTACAACTCACCCTTGCCGATCTGCACCGTCATCGATGCGGGAGTCGTCGGCGCGCATGCCAATCCGCGCGCGATGGGGCCCGCCCCTAGGATGGCGCTCGATAGCTTGGCGAGGCCGATCATGGTCAGTTGCGCTTGCGAGCTAAACAACCACTCATAGACCTGCTGGCCCACGTACGTTTCGACACGACGCATGTTTTCGTTCCGGAAAAAGAAAAGGGCCGCTCAGTGCGGCCCTTGATGGCTTGAAAATGAAAGGTCAGTTCGTGATGGCGACGCCGATGTGGGTGGCGACCGGCCGTGTTGCGTTGATCGCAGCAATAATGTCGGTGTCGCTCGCGGCGGACACCTGCGCAGCCAAGGATCCCGTGTAGCTTTGGGACGCTGGGGTGCTCAGTGCAGAGATCATGATCGCGCTGCAGTACGCCGCGCCGGCTGAGCCGCCGGTAATTCGCGGTCGGTACGCGGTGATGAGTGCGCTGTAGGGCGCTGCGAGCGAGCCCATGCGCGCCACACCGCAAAAGCTTGCCGGACCGGTGTTTGCGCCAAGGCATCCCGTGTCGAGCGGCCGCATCGGCTCGAAGATGATTGGTGCACGGCCCGTGAGTTGCGTGAGAACCTTGATCATCGCCGGCCGCGTGGCCTTCTGCTGAAAGATCGTGTACTGGATGCGCGCGATATAGCTCGCATCGCTCTCGTTCGGCTTGCGCGGCAGGTTGCCACCGAAGAAATCAGCCGCCCATAGGTCGATCCAGCCGCCGATCGATGTCTGCAGGCGCGTTTGCGCCCAGAAGAACATGATCAGTGTGTAGATCACCGCGAACACGGACGCGATACCCGCGATAACCCCCCCGACGATCGGCGCTTCGCTCCAGTCGCCGAACCAACCTCGCGGTAGGTAGGACTGGAGGCGGCTGACGATATCCTGCTGGTCTCCAGTAGCCATCAGTTCACCGTTACGCTGTCAGTGGTCGCGTTGAACACGTATTGATAGGTGATCGTGAGGTCGGCTACGCCGCCGTTCAGCAGCACATTCGTGACGTTGGTCACGCCCGCGATTTGGTACGCCTGTGCCGCTAGGCTCGTGTAGGGCAGCGTGGCGCCGCTTGCGGTCGTCTGGATGCCATTGATGTAGGCGATCAGCGCTGCCTGCGCCTGTGATGCCACAGTTGATTCCACGTAGCTGCTCGCCACCGTGATTGCCATCGAGACGGTGACGGCCTGCTGTTTCGGTGCATGCACGCCATACGTGACGGTCAGTGGGCGCACGTTCTCTATCGCGTTAGCGACGTTCGCTTCTTCGGTTGACGTCAGACTGCCGCTGCCATCGTTCGCAACCACGGTGAAATATCCGTATTGCGTCGACCCGTTGTATTGCTGGTTCTCGACGATGATGCCGGACATGTTCTGCTGCACGCCGGCAATTGCTGCTTGAATGGCAATCAGCGTCGCACCACCCAGGCCCGCAACCCACAGCACGAAACGCGCGCGTGCCGCGGCGTCAGTCTCGGCCGCGATGCCGTTCTGGACGTTGGAGCCATTTGAGACGTAATCGACGCCGGGGATCGCCGTACTGAGCGTGTTCAGCGCGCCAGCTGCGATGTTACCAACCGTGCCCGCCACCGTGCACTGCATCGTGACGTTGACGCTCGCCTGCCCGGCGGGAAGGATGTAGGCGTTCTGGCTCGCGCTGTACGCGGCGTTGGTGGCGTCGGCAATGACCGTGAAGGTCACCGAGCCATCGGCTGTCGAGACATTCGCGCCGACCGGGATGGGTGCCTGATTCGTTGGCGTGTAGCGCGAGAACGTCTCTTGCGTGGTCGCCGCGACCGCGGCCTCGCGGGAGAACCCAAACTGGGCGAACCAGCTATCGAGATCCGTACCGCTCGATGTCGCCGCGCGCGTGAGCGCCGCAACTTGCAGGATGAGACCTTGCAGCCACAGGGCGACGCCGCCCATCGCTTCGCCGATCGCGAGCAGGACCGAGCCGACCGAGAAGTCGATCAGCGACGATGCCGTGCCCTGCACGGCTGTCGCGAAGTTCGAGACGATCGCGCCGAACGACTGAGTGTTCAGGTTTGCCATTTATGGATCGATTGACGAATCGAATGAGACGAACTGCGGCGTGGCCGTGTTTGCGTCGGTGTACTGGATCGTGGTGCTGACGGTGTTTTGCGTCTGGGTAACGCTGATTTGGGGCGCTGGATTGGGGGCGACTGCAGATTCCATTAGCATCTGGCCTTTGATCAGCGCCTTCGTCGCTGGCACGTCACCGGGCGATCCCACCTTCCGCGGCACGCCGGCGCCGTAGTCCGGATGCCATGTATAGTCAGCCGAGGCGATCGGATTTCCGGTCGCATCCGATAGCGCGGGGTTAGTCAGCAAACGGCGGTAGACGCGCTGCGTGCCGGTGGTCGGCTGATCCGCGAGCGCAAGATCGCCCGACGGCGAGACCTGTAGGTCATTGCCGTAATAGTGAAAGCAGTCAACCATCAGCCACCCGTAACTGTTGAGGTCAGGTGAGAGCCACTCATCTGCTGAGTCGGTGGGCTCGAGCTACCGCCCTGTGGATCAGGATGGGTGTGTGAATTGAAGAGAGAAACGAAGGCCGATGTCACGAACTGCAGTAGCGTTTGGCCACTTGCGCCAAGCTTGATCGTCGGCGCTGTCACGCTGGCCGATTGCGAGGCCGTGACGTTCGCCTGAGCCGCGGTCGTATCCGCGTTTCCGGTGATGTTCGCCGTCATGTTCCCGGCTACCGTCGCATTGAGGTTGCCGGCCGTCGAAACGTCGATATCGCCACTCGCGACCATCTTGATAAATGAGCCGGTCTGGTGGAGTGCCCAGATCTCGCCGGACGGCACCGCCGGCGCCTGTTGCTCGACCGAGAACACGCGCGCAACGATGGTCCCGGAGCTAAAGTCGCCACCCTCGAACACAACCAGCACCTGATCGCCGATCTGCGGGCCGACGGCCACACCCCAGCCGTTGCCAATGCCGATAGCGCCGAGCGGCATCCAGTTCGATTCCTGCTCGCCAATTTCCGGATCGACCGGCTGCACGATGACCTTGACCGCATGATTGCTCGCGTCGTAGCTGCTGATCGTCGCGAACTGCGCCTGCGAGTGCTGTCCCTGCGCGGCCATGGCCTGTTGGCGCACTGCATTCGCCAGCGCTGCCATCGTCATAGCGTCACCTCAGAGTCGGGCGAATGGTTCTTCGCGCTGATCGTCATCTCGTAGCCGCCCTCAAAGCTGAGCGTACGCTGGATGCTGTCGGTGTAGTACATCTGGTCGAACGCCGTGCCAGTGCCGCTCAACTGGAGCATCGACGGGATGTCGAGATTGTTGTCGCCCGGCATCGTCAGGCCTTCGATCTTCATCTCGTGCGCGACGATCTGCTGATACCAGTTCTGAGCGTACTGCAGCGCCTGATCCTGCGTCAGATTCGGTACCGTCTTCGAGTAGATCTGCGCGCCCGCGCCGACCGACGACGAGCCGACCTTGATCGTCTTCGCGTTCGATGGATAGGAGACCGTGAAGCCCTTGGCAAACTTCTTGTTCCAACTGCGAATCTTGACCTGAATACCGCGTGACACCGTCAATGCGCGCGTGAACTTGACTGCCTCGAAATTGGCCTTCGGACCGGAACTTGTAGACGTCGGTTGCCAGACAATCGGGTACTTGCCAGAATTCTGAGCTGCCGCGATCTGCTGATTGAGCGCGTCCAGTTGGGGCTTCAGTACGGTTTTGATGTTCTGGAGTTCTGACGTAACTTCCGCGCCAGTGTTCGATACCGCCTGTTTCAACGACTGCGCATCGTCCGTGAGACCAGCCTGAGTGTCGATATTGATCTGCTGCAGCGCAGAGAGTTCTCCCTGCTGTTGCTGATTGATGTGGGCGAGCTGCGCCTGGATTTGGGCTTGAAGTGCGTCTCTTTGTTGCTCCAGCGCGGTCGTATCGACCGGCTGCGGGCTAAGCGGCGGCTGAAAATACAGCGACTGCCCGCGCACCCAGACCTTGAACCCCTCGATGTTTGCGAGGTAGTTTAGGAGATCCCATTCCGACCGCTCATCGGTCATGTTCACGTGGTCGATCTCGTAGAACTTGCCGACCTTCGTCGTGGTGGCTTTCACAACCGGAGTCAGGCCGTACTTCTGCGCCAGCATCGTCGCGATCTGGCTCGAGGTTTGGTTAGGCCACTTCTGGGTGGTCTTGTTGTCAATAAATAGGCGCGACAGGTCGCGGCCGTCGACCTCGATCGTGTAGTCGACTGGGTCGATCTTGATGTGATCGACCTGGCCGTAGATGAAGCTCTTGAGGCTAGCTGGCGTGTAGTTCATCGGGTCTTGCGGGTACCCGATGAACAGCTCCACATACATGTCCTGCTGCTGCGAGAACCAGATCGCGCTGCGGTCGGCCGGCAGCATGGCACCCGAAAACTTGCACCGAAACGTGTCTGCTGCGTAGTAGGCCGAATTCGTCACCTCGAACTCGATCCAGCCCGTGACGAGTTCACCATTGAGCTTAACCGCCCCTCTGGGTTGACTCCAGGCTGGCTGTGTAAATGGAGCGGCCATGGATTACTGGGTGTAGGTATTGATTAGAGACGCTGCTTTTTTGCGAGCTCAGCAATGGCGGTTCGGCATGCTTTTCGCGGTCGTGTCGAGCCTGCGTGCAGCGCAGCACTTATCACAATGTGCCCGCGCTAGCAATCGGACCGACACTATTGAGGAATTGGTCGGCGTTTGCCTGTGCTGCTTGCGATTCCGCCGTTTGAGACATGAGCACGACGCCGCCGCTTGCGTTTTGGTTGTATGGGGGGACGACGAGGGTGGAAATGCCAGAGATCGTCGGGTCGGTCAGGTTGTTGGCCTGCGCAATCTGCGTCCACGCCGTCGGGTCGCCGTATTCCTTCGATGCGACGTCGAAGAGGTTTCCGCCGCCTACCGTGGTCGTGCGTACGCTCGAATTGACCTGTCCGAGGTTCGTGGTCATGCGCCCAATCAAGGCCTTGGCTTGCAGCAACATCGGCTGCTGCGTGGCGGCGGTGAGTTGCGCCTGAAACGATCCGACGGCTGACGCGATGGGTAGTCCGGGCAACACGCCAGCCACCGACGTTACGCTTCCGAGCACCGAATCGGTCTGTGAAATCATAGACGTCACGCCCTGCATGGCGCTGTTCAGAGGTCCGAGCACGGACGCGATCGTGCCTTGCCCAGCACCGACGAACGTCGAGACGGCGCCCATCGCCGAGGAGACGCCGCCGACGAGGTTTGATAGTGTGCTGTTGCCAATACTCGAGGCGATCGATGTCAGCGAGTTCAGGTCTCCGCCGAGGATGTCGTCGGCGTTCTGGCCAGCGTTGTTCGATTGCTTGGCCGTCAGGTCTTGCAGGACCTCGCAGACGATCCGATACGGAATGCGCGCGAACCGATAATCCGGCTCAAATGACCTGATGTAGACCTTCAGGAGCAACTCATCCCAAGACAACTGAACGGGCTGCGCTGCGTCCTGTATCTGCTTGAGCGCCAACGCGCGGTCGAGTGCGCTTTGGCCTGCCGCCGTTGGGAAGAACGTGCCGGACCATTGAATAGGGCGCCAGTCGGTGCCAAGCGCCTGAATGTCGCGCACGCCCCCGACCATCTTCTTGATCGAGAGGCGCTGATCGCCGCCGAAGCCGATCTCTTCCGGGATCTCGAAATCCTGGAACGTGAAGTTCCCGAGAACCAATGTCGTCATATCAGCCCTTGATGCCAGGCATCGGGAGAGCGACGGTCGGGTCTACCCCGAACGCATACGTGCCGGAGCCCAGCTGGCCAGCGATATACGGTGTCACCGCCTGCGCGACCTTGCGGCCGTCGATGTTGACAGTTGTGTGGACGTTTCCACTGGCACTGGAGGACGCACCGACCACCGAGCTGGAGGCGTGCGGATTGGACGCCGGTCCGTTCCACCCAAAGAAATCGCCAATTGAGCCCCAGCGACCGACTGCCTTGTGATCGGCCTGCGGCACTTGGTCGATCTGCGCCTGCGCTGCGGTCATCGGGTTGGCGGCCCATGCATTGATGGTGCGCAGGATCGCCGAGCCCGTCTGCAGCATCGACGTGATCGCGGGCAGCATCGTCTTGCCAAACTGCGCCTTGAAATCCGTCCAGGCGGCGTCGAAGTCATTCTCCGCGCCAGATGCCGAATTCTTGTACATGTTGCTCACGTCGCTCGCGCCCATGGCACCCCTCGCGATGTTCTGGTCGCGAATAAGCTGCCATTGCTGCACCGTCATCAGGGAGCCCTGATTCGACGCCGTGCGGTTTGACAGAATGTCGTTGACGGCCTTCAGGACGTCCTGATCGCCCGTAATGTGGTGCGCCGTAAGCGCCGGCACCAGGACGTCGGTCATCCACTTAGCTGGGTCAGCTTGGAGCAGATCCGATCCTTGGATGCCGGTCATCACCAGTGACTTGAGCGGCTTGCCGCCCACGGATCCGTGTGTCTGCTCCTGAAGCGTGGCGAGGCCGAGATCCTGCAACATCCCCATCGCCTTTTTCGGCATGCGACCGGCGACGAGGTTTTGATACAGGCTCATGAGAGCCGTACCGGACTTCTGGCCGCCTTGCTCGATCATGAGGCCTTCCATGTGCAGAAGGCCTTCGTCCGACAGACCGCGAAACGCGGTGCCAGCATTCTGCGAGAAGTTGGCGAGATCCTGAAATTTCAGGAATCCGGACGAGCCGGTCACCATCTTCTCGGCGAGGTCCAACTGGCGGCCAAAGGTTGCCTCGTCCTTGAATCCGCCTCGTCGGTCGATGAACTTGAGCAGGCTTTTCAGGCCCGCATCGTCCAGATCTCCGGTCTTGCCGCCGAAGATCGCGGAGTTCGCCTTGCCCAATTGCGTAATCATGGGCATGTATTTGCGCGCCTCATCGAACGAGCCGAACAGGCCGACTCCCTCGCCGAGCGCGCTCATCAGTTCGGTATGCGAGACGCCGAACGTGTTGGAATTCTTGACAAAGCTGTCTGCGGCCACATTGGTCTGGGCGCCAAGATTCAGCGACCGGAATCGCATGAAGGCGTCCTGATAGCCCTTCGCGCTCTCGTAAAAGGCGTGGCCAACGTAAGCTGCGCCCATGGCTGCGGCGGCTGGGATCATCAGGCCATCAGCCAAGCCCATGCCGACGCCGCTGATTCCTAAACCGTGCGAGCCGACGTGCACGTTGCCGCCATGCAAGTGTCCGCGTCGTCGCCCACCACCGCCGGGCGAAGGGAGTGCGGGCGTACCGCCTCGTCCGCCACCACCCCCACCAAATCCGCCAGTTCCCAAAAATCCGTGGCCCGCGCCACGCAGCGAACTGATCTGGCGACCAAGAATGTTGACCTGGCGGTTCGCCTCGATGAGTTCCTTTTCTATGCCGAGCGCACCCGGAGGCACGGATGCCTTTATGTCGCCAAGCGCTTTGCCGGCCTTGATCGCATTGCCGGTTACGGACCGCAGCTTGCTGTCAATGGAGCCAGTGACAACAGATAGCCTGCGCAGTGCGCCAACCTCGGCCCCCATGCTGCGCAGACGCTTGTTGACCTGCAAAGCAATCGCGTCGACCTTGGTAAATCCCTCGGCCAGCTTGAGCAGTTGCGGCGTGACGAGGTCCGTCAGCTTGACGGTTGTCCCGATCGAGTAGACGTCAATCATCTTGGTTTAAACTCAATGACTCACCGATGGGGGGGGCATGGACATCGTTTTCCGGGTGCGCGAGTGGCTGGCCGATCACGTTTCTTGGGCGCAATACCCGAAGCCGCGCGTGCGCAGCCTGAGCGGCCACCCGCACGGGTTTCGCGCCTGGTGGGCAACACGCCCCCCGATGAACAAGCCGCTGGCGCTCTGCGCGCCGACGCTATTGCTGTTCGTGCCGTATATCGGCGTGTTCCTGTCGATCGCCTGCGTGGCGTTCCTATTCGCGTATTTCAATCGCCGCTGGTGATGCGCGGGCGTCGCCAGCCAAGCCCAGCGAGCCACGCAAACATGGTCACGCCGATGATCTTCATCACGCGCGGCTTACTGTGGATGGCGGCAGGCGCGAAGACGGGCCGCGGAGGTTGCTTCTCGGTGCCTAGATCGAACCAAGCCATGTGCTGATCGCTCGATCCGATGGCAGCCTCGTTGCCCTCGACATGCCGCTTCACGGACTGCTGCATCTCGCCAGATCGATAGCCAGGGTCGTTCTCGGAGTACCCAAGCCGCGCGCGCTCGGCCTGCGTCGAGTCGGCGAGTTCTTCCCACGCGGGGTAGGGGCCAACGGCCTCCTGGTATTCGCCGATCAAGCCCTGCGCCGTTTTCTGGATCTCTTCGGCTGAGGCGTCGAGAACGTGCTTTTTCACCTCGACAGAGGACGCGGCGAGGCGCTCGAGGTGCGCAGCGAACGCGCCGAAGCTCTTGAACTCCCTCATTCGCCACCCTCGTATTGGCGCGTCATGAAGTTGTAGCGCTTTCCGGTCTGCTGCTCGGAAACGATGATCGACCACGCGGTGCGCGTCGTGCTGTCGATGCTGAACGCCACATCAAACGGCACGCCGTGACGTACCAGCCAGAGGGACTGGCGCGTCTCGGGGTCGTCGACTATTTTTTTGCGAGATCCTCGTTGATCTCGTCCCGCTTGGCCTGAAAGTGCTCGGCGAAAGCCTGTGCGACTGCTTCGTTGCCATGCTCGTCGAGGCGCTGGTACAGGGCTTCGATCTGCGTCTTCTGCGACGGTGCCGGTACCGTGGTGCCATCGATTGACGCGACGTACATCAGCGGCCAGACGTGCGAAGTCCAGAGCGGATTCACCGACGAATCGCCCATCGAATCGATGAAGCGCAGCTTCTGGAGCGGGTTCGGCTTGCGCAGGACGATCGTACGACCTGCGGCATCGAGGACGGCCACCTCGTTGGCGGCCTGCGCGACTACTTGCTTGGATGGCGTCGCGTCCGCTTGATCGGTTTGCGGCTGAGCACCCGGGCGAACGGTAACTTTCTGAGTCATGCTGCGTCCTTACGAGAGTTGGATCTTGCGGCCGGCCTGCGCGGTGAACTGTTGCGTCACTTTTGCTTGCCCTTCCCACGTGCCATCGTCCTCCGGCGCCATCGCCATGTCGGAATATTGGTACTGGGACACTGATCCATCGAGGTTTTTGATCGTCCAGGTCAGAAAGATCTGGCTCGGCGCGAGTCCGGCGTAGTAGGTCGACTCGGCGTTCGCGAAATATTGCTCGTACGAGGGATCCTGGCGATCAATCTCGAAGCTAAGTTCGTGCCCGTCCGGGACCGTGCGATACAGAATGCGCCCACCAATCCCGACGCTCTTGAGCTTGACGACGGCAGGCTTGGCCTGAAACCGGATGATGCCGTTGATCGTGACGGTGCCGACGTTCGAATCGATGATCGTCAGCTGCTGCCCGTCGCGGCCTACGTTAAAACTATTGACGCCTGCCATGTGCGGCTCCAAAAGACGAAGCCCGCGCGCGGCGGGCTATGAAAGTGGAATTGACGGGAATCAGGCGCCGTTCTGGACGTTGACGCTGACGGTTGAACCGCCCTGAAGGGCAATCACAAACACACGGACAATCGACAGGTAGGTGACCTGCACGAGAGCCTGCATGATGCCGAGCGCCACGTTGTTGGTCGGGTTGTTCGAGGCGTCGAGCGTGATCTTGAACGGAATGGCCGTCGGGTTGTTCACGTTGCCGATGTAGCCGTTCACGAGCCAAATACCCGTCAGGAACCCGCTCATTGCCCCCTGAACGTCGGAGCGCATCGTCGGCGTCTGCGGATTGCCGATGACGTAGCCGAAGGTCGTCCCGCCCAGCGAGCCCGCTAGGAAGTTCGTCATCGTCGTGTAGGCTTCGCTGTTCTCTGCGGCCTGGCTTGACGTGTTGCGGTCCGTCTGGAACGAGAAGTAGTTGCCGCCCGGCGACGGATTCGCGAGGAAGTCAACGCGGCCGGCGACGGCTGCCTGCACTTCGGCGCTTGAGTACGGCAGGTTCTGCACGGAGCGCTGCGTGCCGATGATGCCCAGCACTTCCTTGTTCAGCGTCGACTGATCGGGCGTGAGCGTCGCGCGCATCGGCCCCCAGATGTTCATCGGAGAGACGAGGCGCTGAACGTTGTTGATCGTGTCCTTCCAGTACACCCAGTCGCCCACGAGGCACTTGAACCACGGCGTATCGACGCCTGCCGATGCGAGCGCGGATGCCGTGCTGGCGATGTTCGTGCCCGGCGCTTCCTGAGAGCCGCCGAACATGCCGTTCTGCTGCGCGAATGCGGCGATCGTGCTCCACTGCGTCGAGGTCTGGTGATCGACGAGGTTGATCGTCTGGACCGGCGCAGACTGCAGCGCGTACATGCCGGTGACCGGGAACGTGCTCGGTGAGCCGATCATTGTGCTGTCGGTCACGCCCACGGCGCCGTCCGTGCCGCCCGCGAGCGCATAGGTCGCTTGTGCCGGCGTCGCGGTGGATGTGCCGATCGTCGCCACGACGAGCTGCGAGGGCCCACGTACACCCGATTGGCCGCTGTTGACCGCCGAGACGAGGTTCTGCCAAAACGTCGCGCCGGATCCCGTCAGGTTGTCGTACACCTCCGGCGTGAAGCCGGCTATCTGCACGGTCAGTTTGTAGCTGTTCGCGGCCGTGCCAGTGCCGATCGTCGCCGAGATCGTGTTGCCGGTCACGCCGCTGTATATGCCGGTGAGCGTAGCACCGGTGACCGCCGTCGGTGTTGTCGTGTCCTTCAGCGCGGCGCTGGCAGCCATGTCTGTGCCATCTGTGACGCGCACACAGTAGTTGTTGTACGAGCCGATCAGGAAGGCGAGGGCGAGGGCCGTCGCGAGGTCGCGCGAGCGAAACGTGACAGGGCCGACTTGGAACGGCGCCTGCGTCGGCGAACCGACGACGAACGGGCTATTGACTGGGCCCCACGAAGCGACACCGACCAGACCGTAGCCGTTCGTCGGTGCGCCCTGAATGACGGGCGGAGGCGCCACGATCTCGGTGTAGACGCCAGGTGCCGTCAGCGATGCGGCGTTGAGCTGGGATGCCTGAAAGAGCATTGAGCGCTCCAATGAAAAGGGCGCCGCTATGGGCGCCCTTCAGGGGATGAAAGGAGGTGCAGTTACTGCGCGACTTTGTTGACGTGGTGCGCGTTCTTCCCGGCGAGGATGGCTGCGACGGTTTCGGGATCGGTGATTGCGTCACCCTTGTTGTATGCGCCAAAGGGGTGGATCACGATGAGGGTGTAGGCCGGCGCGGCCGGCATGCTGCTTGCCATAGGTGGCTCCTAAATGTCGATGGTGATGCCGCTCCCGCTTGGCGACGGCTGATACGTCGACCGAAGCGTGACGACGGTGGCCGACTGCTGCTCGACGGTGGTCGCGTATTCGATGTCGTAAAACAGGTCGCGCCGGTAGGTCTTCGCCTTCTCGAGCATGTCACTCAAGGGCGGCAATTGCCCGGTAGACAGACAGCGTGCACCGAATCCATCGGGCATCGTGAGAAAGGAGATTTGCGAGAGCGAACTTTTGATCGCCGCGCTGACCTGATTTCGCGTCGTCGGGTCGGGAGCCCATACCGTGATCTGCACTCGCTGGGTTTGCCTCTCCCACTCGATTGCCGTCGTGCCGGTCGTTCCAACGCGCGCGTCCTGCGCATTCGCGCCCGCGGCGAGCGTGATGACTGCTCCGCTGCTAGTCGTGCCGGGGTAGGCGGCCGAGATCAGCGATGCGAGGCCTGTAGCGATCGACGTGAGCGTGTCGGTCGCCTGAATGGCGTAGATGAACGCCTTCCCGCTCATCAACAGCGCCATGTTATGCGGCGTGAATGGCGATGGCATCGCGCCGCCAACCGTGATCGTGTTGTCGCTGACCGTCAGCGTGAGCGTAGGCTCAACAATAGACATGACGTGCGACTGCGGCGCGTACCGCGTCACATTGCGCTCCGGCCCAATCGGGAAAATGCTGACGTTGACGATTTCGCGCTGGAGATCCTGGTCGAGCGACGACGACGTCGGCCAGCCAGGGTAAGTCTTGACCGTGTTACCGGTTACCGAGGGTTGCCCTGTGCCATTCGGATATACATAGCCCGCGCACTGTGCCGCCAGTACGTTAAGCACATCGCTGATATCGCTCATGTTTGGGCCTGTACCGCCGTGCAGCGCCACCCCAAATCCGTAAGCTCAGCGCTCGAGATGATGTAGCGGCGATTGATGTCGTCGGTGATGATGTCAGCGGTCAGCAGCGTCACGCCGGGATATGCTGGTAGCAGGATCGCCCACCAGGGTAACCGAACGTCACCCGGCAGCACGGCGCCATCTTTCTCGCCCTTCGCGCCTTGCAGAATGGACGCAGGCCATGCGGTCATCAACTCGGTCTGATTCGAATCGACCGTGCCGCCGTAGGGATTTTCTCCAGCCTGCGTCTGCTGCTGGGGGCGGAAGATGTTGATCGTGCGATTGCATTCGACGGCCAGAATCGGCAGCGTCATCTGCATCGCTGCGATGAAATACGTCTTGTCGTCGTTGACGAGGTAGTCACCGACTTGCGTGACCGTTCCATCTAGCAGCGCGTACCAGAGCGGCTTTCCGTACAGATTCGGCTTGCCGTACGTCATGTCCATCGCGTTGAAGCTGGCGTTTAGCGTGCCGAGCAGCGTTGCGGGCGCGATGGGGTTAGCAGCTGACGTTGGGCGATAGAGCGAATAGACGGGGCCGATGCGCAGCGCCGCTTTCGCGTACCCGCCGTAGATTTTTGACTGCAGCGTGGCGGCATCCATCAGAGCTCCAGCGTGTCAATGCCGCCTCCGCAGCCCGTATCGAATTGGCTCGCCACATGAACTGCGTGTTGTGCGCCGAACCCTAGATACATGGCTGCTATCGCGAAGTCTCGGCCCGAGCCGATGGCGTGAAACGGGTCCTCTATTCGGAACGGGTACGCGCTCTGCCCGTACAGCCACACCGTTCCGTCATTGCGGACGACCATGACGGATTGATATTCGTCGGTCAATTGAAACGCTGGAACGTCCTCCGGGTGCGCGCCACTCTTGATCCAGTCGAACATGTGCGCAGCGTGTGATCCCAGGCCAGATGAGCCAAACAGACCGTTCTCGAATCGGTGGATTTTCGTTATGGTGCGCCGCAGTCCGCCTGCATCGCCCAACTTGTCAGCCGCAAGCGTCTTGCCATCCCATGCGATGACCGTCATTTACACCACCAGCGCGTTAGAACAGCCACCGAAATTCGGCCCGGGCGGCACGCCGAGGAAGTTGCACAGGCGACGGCGCCACGAATCGAAAAGACGGTCGCGGTCGACCTGCTCATTTTTATTGTGGGTCCACACCGCCGCTTGATCGGTATCAAGGTTCGCGCTCGTCGCCGGGATTGCGTTCTCCAGTGTGTACAGGTTGGCCAGATACGTGTTCACGACGACCAATCCCTCGCTCTGGCTGATGTGCTGCAAGCGGTATTCGAGCGCCATGTACGTGCGTAGCAGCCACGGGTACGGGAACACCACATTGCCGTCTCCCATTACTGGGTAGCCCGCGAAGCGCCGGATGTCGACCAGTTGCGCGTCTGTGAAGGTATAGGCGACGAATGGCATCGATTACTCTTGGACTTCGTTTTGTCCTTCGCCCTCGGTCGTGCCGTCGCCTTGCGCGGCGTCGCCGGTTTGCTCGGGCGATTCGTCAGTCGGCTCAGCTTCTGCGGGGACTTCATCGATGCACGCGCCCGATCGAACCAGATGCGCAATCACTTCACCGTCTTTCGCTGGATCAAACGTGGTGCCCGCAGCGTAGAACTTGCTCGCGCGGCCATTGAGGATGAGCCCGTGATTTTTCTTTAGCACGAACATGCCGGCCGCCGCTCCTTGGGAATGCGAGGTCACATCCCCTGCGCGCGCACTTTCCGGCTTCGCTGCGGCCTTTGGCTTTCTAGCCATGGTTTCGTCCTTTGTGATACCGATGGAGCGATCAAAGGGGTGGAATTTCTCCCGCCCCTTCCTCTACTACTGAGCCGCAGCGCGGATTACAGCGACTCGAGCAAGATCGCGCGCTTCTGAGCCGCGCTGTTCGCCGTGGGAATGGTCGCTGCGGTCGTCGTCGTATCGGTAGGCACAACGAAGCCGCCGATGTAGGACCACGTCTGCGTCACAACCTGCTTGAGCGTATCCAGCGGTTCACGGGTCACGTGGGCGATGCCGTCGACCACGGTGATCATCTCGCCGTCGTCGGACTCCATCGCCGCGTCGTACGCGTCCTTCGTGAACTCGCCCTCAACCAGCGCACCCTGACCGCACAGCAGACCGCGGCGCACCGTACCGACGCCGACCAGCGTCTGCACCGGGTTAAGGTTGGTCTCCTGCAGGCGCACGCCCAGCAGCTGGGCGACGATGCCCTGGCGATATTCCTCGGTCGTCACCTGACCGCGGAAGAACATCTGGAACGCCGGGTCGCTATACAGGCCGGTAGCCTGCAACGGATCGAGGTACAGGTTGTACATCCCACTGTCGTTGCAGACCGGAACGCCGTTGGCCGACATCGTGGCCTTGGCGTTCAGGATCATCTGCATCGTCAGCTTGCCGTTGTTGATGTCGTTCGCTGACGAGATAGCAGCCGTCGTGCTCGCCATCACGTTTCCGCTCGATGTGCTCGGGCGAACCACGTACGGAGCAACAGCCGAAATGACCGGATTTCCGGCGGTGCCGTCTGCGATGGAGACGCTGGTCGAGAACGTCAGCGTGCCCGAGATGCCGCCAGGCGCCGTCGAAACGTTCGTGGCGTCCGCAGCGAACGTCACCAGCGAGTAGATATCTTCGCCCACTTGCACGTTGATCGGGTTCGAGCCCGACACCGACACAGGCTGGCCCTCGCTGTTCAGCGTGGTTTGGAAGCCGCGGATGTCGTCAACCGAGATCGTCATGCCCGCAGCCCCGAGCGTCGTGCGAACGCGGGTATTGCCGCCCATGTACGCGTTGAACAGGGTCATCTGCGCGATCGTATCGACCGAACGGAATGCCTGTTCACCGAGCGCGTAGGCGTTGCGCAGGAAGAAGTCGGCGATCGCGACGCGCTGCGTCACGATGTTGAGTTCCATGTTGCCCGCGTACTGCCCAATGCCCAGGACGTACTGCTCGACCGAGTAGTTTTGCGGCGTGAGGCCGGACGTGAAGTCGCTGTTTGCGGCTGGTGCCATCGGCGTCGTGATGGCGGGGAGCAGGCCAGTACGGGTTTTCGTGATCGTTTCGCCGATGTTCGCGGTGAACGGCTCGCGATCGGCGATCGAGCGGAAGCCCAGTTTTGCCTTCAACGGAAGGCCGAAGCGATGCTCCAAAAAGCCCATCTGGATCGTGCTTTGCAGCGCGGCGGGCAGGTTATTCAAAGGCATGATAAGAGTCCTGAATGAAAGGGAAATTGACTTCGTTTCCCCTCGTCGTCAGGACTCACGGGGCGATGCGGTACGACTACGGATTACCGCTCTCTGTTCGAAATGCCGAGTTCTTTGGCCTTGGCCGCGCGCTCTTCAGGCGTCGCGGTACGGGCGTCGAAGGGCTTGGGAGGGTCTTTCTTCGGAGGGGTGCTCGTGCTGCTGGTGCTCGTCGCTTCCTTGAACAGATACGGCTTCGATTCCTTCAAAGCCTTCATTAAGTCCTCGGCGCCGACCACTTCGCCCTTGTCGTCCAGAGTGATCTTCGAGAGATCGGCCAGCTTCAGGCCGTCCAGGTCGACCATGCCTTCCTTGATCGCAACGGCCTTCAGTTCGGCGCGGATGATGCGTTGCTCCGCTGCGGTGTGCGTTTCCTTGACCTTGGCGTCGGCGTCGTCTGATGCCTTCTTGACGCGAGCCTCGGCTTCGTCTTGCGCTTTCTTGGCTGAGTCGGCGGCTTCCTGAGCCTTCCGTTCGGCTTCGATGGCGCGTGTGCGATAGCTGGCGTTTTCTTGCCGGAGCTCTTGCACGTATTCGCGGGAGAACGTCTCTTTGCCCTGAACCGGAGGCGTAGCGGGCGGCGTAGCAGCAGGGCCACCACCGGGTGCGCCCGGCTCACCTTCCATCAAGCGGTTTTGCATCATCAAGTGACGAAGCAGGTTAGGCATCTAGCCCTCACAAAAGAAAAGGCCGCATCGAGCGGCCGTGGTTGATATCCGGCATCGAGCCGGGGTAATGCGGTTATTCGTTGATCGTGACGGCCTTCTTGGCGTCGGCATTGCGCGCGGCCATGTCGGCGTCCGCCAGCAACTTCTCTGCTTTGGCGTCTTCGATGTCGTATTCGGCGGCGAGGATCTTGATCGCAGTTTCTCGGCTCAACAGCCCCGAATCACACAGCGTCTTGAGTGTATTAGCGCGAGCCTGCATGTCCTGGAGCGTCGGCTCGAACCAGTCTGGCCAGCGCAGGGTGATGCCGGCCTTGTGGTCGATCTTGCCGACCGCGTCGCCATCCTTGAACACGAGCGCGATCGCTTGCGATGCTTTGGCGATCATGCAGACGATTTCGCGCAGCGCGCCTTCGCCGTAACTGATGCGCAGTCGGTCGGCAAGGTTCACCAGCGCCTGTTGAGCCATTTCCATCGCCCGACCGGACTGCACCGATGCCATCTTTTCCGGCGACGTCTGGTTGCCGTGCATCACTTCCAGCGCGATTTCGCGCAGATGCTTGACGTAATCAAGGACCGCAGCAGCGCCGGTTCCGTTGATTTCGAGCAACTTGGCGTCGCCCTCAGCGCTGACCTTGATCGCATTGGCCGCACCCTTGACGGTTTGGCCTTGCTCACCAAACGCCGGCTCTTTGATGAGCAGCGTCGGATCAGACGTGTACTTCAGCCCGCGGCCGGCCTGTGATAGCTGGTAGTCGATCTCAATTTGCGTCTCGATCGCCTCGTCGGGAAACGTCGGCTTGCCGTCGACGCCGTCACCGCCCGGCAGATTCTTGATCCAAACGACCGGCACGAAACCGAGCTTGTGCTCGACCGTCTTTTCCTTATCGAGCTTCGGTGCCTGGTCTTCGGCGGAAACCTTCCAAGGGATGAACCACGATTCAGCTTTGTCGTCCCAAATGCGCTGGAACCAGAACGACGATTTCAGCTCATCCGTCGCGATGGTGTAATCGAGATCGGCCAGCGCTTGTCCGCTCACTTTGTATTTCTCGGTGACGGACAGCAGCGTGTCAGGCGCCTTCGGGTTCCACTTAGGCGTCAGAAACTCGGTGCTCGTCACGTCGAGGAAGACGCGCTTTTCGAGCACGCGGAACAAGATCGCGACTGATCCGACAGAGCCACGTGTCGCAGCGTCGATCATCACCTCGTTTAGCTTGATTTCCTTGCTCAGCTTGGCGAGCGCTGCTTTCTGGTCTGCGTCCTTCAGCTCCACAGTCGGGAAATGCCCCTCCGAGAACAGCAGAGAGACCGAATCGTCGACTACCGTGCGGCACAGATTCGATCGCACACACGGGCGCCGCTTACGCAACGGGACGTATTCTTCCGCGCCGTTCTTTTCCTCGTGGAACGCGTGAGGCAGTTCGTCGTACAGCGTGCCACTCAACACGCGCTGCAGGACTTGGAGACGGAATGTGCGCTCCGGCAGATCCTTGTCTCGCGGCAGCTTCTGTTGGATGGTTTTGAACATTGGCTATGTGTTGTGCTGACTTATTCTGCGGGCTCGTAGGTGGCAGCGAAAATATCCGGCTTACAGGGATAGTGCTCGCCCTTCACGCCAGTAATGATCCAATCGCCGGGGCAGACTATATGACCGCCTTCCAGTGTGTCGATCCAGCCATGCTCATGCATGCGAACGCCGCAATGCTTGCAGGCGTCTTCGCCAGAGACGTCTGGGTGCCGGAAGTAGCGCACGACGTCACCTTCCCATTCATTCGCTTTACGCTCTTCGGGCGAGAAGGAGCGCAATTCGCCATTCTCAAGACCGTTATGTGCCTTGCTATAGTCCAGCGGGTGATCGCCGTTCTTGAACCATTACGTGGCCTCGATCACAACTGGCTTCTTGCGGAATTTCATACGTCACCTGTGCATGTGGGGGATGTGCGTGGCGTGCGTGACAATCGGCTTGCTCACCGGGAACAGGTAGGCGATCGGATAACCCGCGGCGTCGCACATATGATCCTTACCCGACTTCTTGTCCGGTTCGCCGTTACCGTCGTACACCTGTTGCTCAAGGCATTCCGTTAATTCTGGGCAATTCTTTGTGTTGACCCTCAACCGACGCTCGCCATCACCATTCAGAATCAGCGCATTGACTGCATTGACGCGATCCTTCACGCGCGGATTCGTGGAGTGGGCGCGGATCTTGAAGCCTGCGTTTTGCAGGATGGTCAGGTCAGACACGCTCGCGCTCTTGCTGGTGGTGTTCTTCCCGCTGGCGTCCGGGAACACGATGATCTCGTGCCCGCCAAAGCGCTCCTTCATGGATTGCGCCATCGTTGGCGTGTCGCGCTGCTTGGTCAACTCGGCCACCGCATGAGGGTGGCCGCCACGCATCACATAGATGACCGTGGACATGTTGTTCACGTTGAAGTCATTGCCCGAGTACAGAACTTCGCCCGGCTGTATCTCGGTGTCGCAGTGATTCAGCCGCCGATCGAACTCGGGGTAGACGGCGCCGCTCGTCAGGTTGACGAACATGCCTTCCAGATAGGCAGAAAGCAGGTTGGCCGGATAGATCGCGCGAAGCTGGTCAACGTAGCCATCGGGCAGAAACGGATTGCTCGAGGTCGGTGCGCGGTAAAGCCGATAACCCGGCTTCGGCTCCTTGCCCCACACCTGATAGACGTACCGGAACCCCTCGGGTGTGGTGGCGATTGCCAGTGTGTTCAGTTCTCCATCAGGTTTTTTCTTCCGGCAGCGCGCGAGACACTTGCGCCAGGCATTTCCGGCCTTCTTTTCCTCGAGCGTGTCGAACTCGTCGATACCGCCGTCGGATATTTCGAAGCCAACGATTCGGTCAGGGTTGTCCAGTGTGCGGAAAATCACGCTTCCACCGGTCCCGATCTTCATCTCCTTGTCCGACTTGTTCAGCTTGTGCCGGATCTTCATTGCATCCAGCCGCTCTTCGAACTTCGGCCACGCAATGAGGCTGATCAGGTCGTACGTCGGCGCGAAATAGCCCACGTTGAACTGTGGGTAGGCCAACTTCTTCATCATCAGGCGCGTAACAAGCGCGTCCGACTTGCCCGCACCAAACCCTCCAACGAACGCGGGGAACTGGTCCTCGGAGAAAATGAAGTCTTCCTGCGGCTCGGTCAGCGCAAGGTCGACTTCGAGTTCACTCATCTCGTTTTGCTCGGCGCACGGTGATGCGGATGGATTCCGGTGCGTTCTCGTCTTCGTCAGCCATCAGGTCACGACGGGCCAGCTCGAGCTTCCGTATCAGGTCGATCTGGCGGATGATCAAATCGGCATAGTCGGGCGCCGCTGCCTTGATCTCCTGCTTATCGAAAGGCTCCATCTCCTTCGTCGCGTGATTAAAGGCGATGCCGCTCTTGCGCGTGACTTCGAGTGCGCCGTCGACCATATCCTGCAGCTCGAGCGAACCAGACAGACGCACAAAGCGGTGCAGCTTCACACGGGCTAGGCGAATCTCGTCGTCGAGTGATCCGACCTCGGCACGCTCGTAGAGCTTGCGTTCCTCGGGAAGTAGGGCGTCAGAGTAAAAGCCGTGCTTGACGGCGTTCGTGTTGCCGCCCTGGTCCTTGGGGCCGGTGCTCTTGCCGCCGTGCACTCGGCAGCGACCATTACCCATCGCAGGGGCTTTGCATGCACCACCGGCACGGGTTTTTGCCCCGCACTGATTGGGCATGCAAAGGCTCCGCTTATGGGGTTGGTTTCGCGGATTTAGACGGCTCTCTCTATTTGTGCCGTATTTATCCGATTGACTGCGGCACATTGTGCCTATACTCTTCGCTCATGCCGCTGCGCATCGCAGAAGGCGAACCCGGAGAATCCACCATGATCACGCGCACCCGCCAAGATTGGTCTGTCGGCAGCACCGTCAAAGTCGGTTTCCTTTCCCTTATCGTCAAAGCAGCCATCGCCACGCCAGGCGACTACGCGCCGGACGCTTATATCCTCGCGAACAAGGCCGGTACACAGCTTTACAAGTTCGTGCCGCACAACGGCATCGAGAAGATCAGCCCGCTCGAAGCGCGCGAACTCATCGCCGACCAGATGGCGCGCGCTGAACGCCTTGCAACTCAAGTCCTCGACAAGGCTCAGGCCGATGCACAAGCCATTGCTGCGATCAACGACATCAACTTTCAATGACACCCGACGCCCGCAAACACCAAGAGTCACCTGAATACGTCCGCGAACTGGTCGAGCGCATCGGCAAGTCGCAGCGCTGGATCGCCGAGCGCATTGGCATCAGCGAACGGCGTTTGCGTTACCTGATCGCGGGCACTCGCGATGTCGACGGCAAGCCCGTCGACGTAAAGCTCGCGTATCCCGAACAGTTCGCGCTCGAGTGCCTTGCAAATGCCGCTGAGGTCATGCGCCTCGATTGAAAGATTGCCAGCCGCCCAGCGCCGCTTGGAAACCGGCATTGCGCCGGCAAAGGAGGTGGGCTTACGTTCTGTCGACCGGCTGCCGCGGATGTCAGGGCTCTCACGGCCTGCCCATGCGTAAATCAAAGTGCCCGCGCCGAGGAAGCGCGGGCGAATCTTGCGACGCAGCGCGCGAGAGGAGACGCGATTAAGCTGGTTCGTATGTAGCGGTGAAGATGTCGCCAGCGCACGGGTAAATCTCCCCTTTCACGCCGGTAATGAGCATCGCGCCCCGTTCGAATCGCATGATTCCTTCGAGCGTCGGAATCAGATAGCAGTCGTCGTTCTCGTGCGTGATTGGATGGCCCGCATAGCTGAACGACCAAGGCATGCCATTGACGATGTTCGCGCCGCTGGCTTTGCCATGCTCGACCAACTCGTCGAACGTGACTGCCTCGATAACGACCGGCTTTTTGCGGAATTTCATGGTTGCCTTTGGGACGTGAAGACGGGTTGAGAGTGGCGCACCCCGACAAGCCGTGTGGCGATGTGCCTGTTTGACCCGGTAGGGCGCTCTTCGGTGTGCGTCACCCTCACCGAAGCGTGCCGCCGCAATGCGCGGTTGGGCGCCAGCGGTCGCGCTTTGGTCAGGGTTTACGACAGGATTGAAATATGTCGTTGTGTGCGCAACTAGACGGACGGCGCCGAGAGAGCGGCGCTACTGCCGACGAGCGCCCCTGCAGCTGGCCGACAGTCCAACCAGCGCAGGTAATCAAAAGGATTGTAAGAAATGGCTGAGTTTCTGACGCGCGTCGAACTCCATAACGAGAAAGACGGCGACTACGACAAACTGCACGAGCAGATGGGAAAACTGGGGTTTAATCGCGTCATAAAACTAGGATCGATGCACTTCCACATGCCCGACGCCACATACTTTTCATCAAGCGATCAAACGCCAGAACAGGTGTATAAGGCCGCGCAGGCAGCAGTTGCGGCTATTGGACGCAAGGCGGGTGTTTTCGTTGCCCAGAGCTCGATCTCTCAGATGTGGGTGGGCGGCCTGATCCCCGTGTAAGAAGAAAAAGCCCCGCGAGCGATTGCTGGCGGGGCCTCAAATTCTATGGACGACAACGCCCATTGCGAGCGTTGGGGGACCCTTGCGGGCATCTGCCTATCGCGTTTTGTTTCGCGCGACTACTCCGAATTGGATTTCGACAGATTCACCGACATTTTAATACGCAATTCAGGCGTTTACAACATTTCAGGCGCATTTTTCAGCAATTCATTCACACGCCCGCCCGTCGCTGCAGTGGCCCCGGTCAAACAGATCATCACCTCGTCGAAATTCTTTTGATGGCCAGGATTCCAAGCACCCTTGAGACCGCAGTTGTTTGAACGCTCCCAATCGGAGTACATTTTCAAGCCACTGCCTTCGCATTTCGTGCACTTGACGGTGCGCGTCGGGGCGCCTGGGGATGCCAGTAAGCCGGTCCCGTTGCAGTGCTGGCACAAATCAAGCGCCCACTCGCACATAACGCCGGCCACCAGCCCGAACAGGTACTTGCTCTTCGGCTTCTTGATCCGTTCTTCGGCCTTGTCCGCGAGCAGGTACATCGCCTTCTTGAACGCTGCCCGGTCGCGCAGATACTTGAAGCGCCACAGCGCGGCACCGAGCGGGTCGGACATGCCGAACGCCGTAAGACGATCGATCGCCTTTTCGAATTCGGCATGCCAGGCCAAATCCTTCGATTGAGCCGCGCTTACGATTTTTTCTTTGACACCCACGGTCGATCTCCCGGTTTCGATATATTCGCGGCACCGCCGCATCTCTGCAATGTCCGCTGAGCCTTTCTGCCGGCTCTTACGGCATACGTATTTCTTGGTGCCCATCCATTCCTGCCTGTCGAGCGCCTCGCAGCTGGCGCAGGTGCCGCTCTCGCGTTGGATCAGGATCTTGAGCGGATCCTTGTTGCGCTCGCGCAGTGGCTCGCCGTAGCGTTCGGTGTGGCGCCTCAAGCGTCCTCCATTCCGGTGACATTGAGCCAGCGGTATTCGACTCGCCCCGACTCTGTCTCGCTCTGCTCTGCAGCTTGAGCGACGCTCAATTCGGAGGTCGACTGACGCGGCGCCGTCGACTCCCGATTCACCCCGACGACAAGCCCGACGCCGATGAGGCCGGCTATCAGCAACACGGCGCCGCAAAAGACGAGTAGGCCGGTCATGCAACCTCCTTCTTAAGCCGACGAACCTCGGCCCGATAGAACGTCTTCAATTCTTGAATCTCCGCGACGGTGAGCTTTTTCGGGGAATGCGGACCTTCCAACCATTCAACGCGATCAAGCCCGATCTTCCTGACGAGGTTGACCCGGTAGGCGATCAAATTTCCGGACAAGTGGGTGTTGCAGGGCGCGCATTGCAGATGGACGTTGTCCGGTTCAAAGCGCAACGCGGGTTCCGAGCCGACCGAACGGTAATGGCCGGCGTGCCATTGGCCCTGGTGATGTCGGCCGCACGAAATGCAGGGCCGGCCGGCGTCACGCGCGCGCACCCAGGCATTGAACGCCGACTGCAGCTCGCGCAAATGCGTGCCGCGCGTCTTCGCCTTTTCCAGCGCCTCCCGAAGCGACTTGCGCTCGGCTCGATTTGCCCTTGCTTCCTTCTGCTCGGCCAGTTTCCGCGCCCATTCGAGTGAGCAGGGCACGGAACATACGACGGCCATGCTGCGCATCGGCGTAAAGGTGCGCTTGCAGACGCGGCATTTCTTGGGCTTGAGGATGCGGTTCATTTGCGCCGCTCCGCGCGCCGACGCTCGTCAATCTCCTTGTTGATTGCACTTCGACCAAATCCGTCTTTGGCGCTGATGCCTTCACCACAGTGCGGGCAGGTCGGAACCATAGTGCGGCTGCGCCACGCTCTCTCGACCTCTCGTGCCGCCGTCAGATTGACCCCACGTTCCTGTGCCTCACGCAGGGCATTCTGGCCATGCATGAGTTTCGCTATCGCGCGCTGGTAGTACTCAGTGAAATGCGTGAGCGCCCAATAGGCCGAAAGCTGCATGCCGCAGTCATTGCATTTCACGATGTCACCGTTATCGTCGAGCGTGATGTGCATATGCTTGCATTCGCTTGTGGATCGGACATACAGTTGGTCGCGTCGAATGCGCAGCTGATCGATATCAACGACGTTACTCATTCCCCGAATTCCCCTAAGATCGCCTCAACCATGGCCTCGCCGACCGCAGCGTCGAGGTGTGGCCACAGATAGCGCTGCGCGTGCGGCTCGCGCAGGAACGCGATCGCGTCGATGTGGAACTGACGCATCGCGTCCTCGTCGCATTTCTTGTAGCTGATCGAGCGCGGCACGGGCACGACTCCGCCTTTTGGCCCAGCCATCCAGTCGACGAAACCGGCACCGATCTTCAACCAGGTGCGAAACTGCTCGAAGCTCTTAATGCGCTCCTGGCATTTGAAGACGGCTGTCTCGATGACCATGTGTCGACGATGAAAGCCGCCGTGCCGCGGCGCCCACGTCTCGATGCTGAAAATCTCGCCGGCGCCCGCGCGCACGACCCACTGCCAAAAGCGGCGCCACGACTTCTGATCGGCTTCCGATAGGCCGTCGACCATGCCGAAGAGGGCCGTGCGCAGCACTTCTTTCTGCTGATCGGTGAGGCCGACGTTGCCGCGGGCAAGCGTTATCTCGCTCACGCCGCCTCCTGCGTTTGAGTGCTGGCTTTTATCCATTCGGCCATTACGACCGCAACCGGGTGCGCATCAGCGGGCATTCCCAGCTGCGGCGGCTGCGCCTCGATTCGCTCCTCTCGTCCGAGCTCGTACAGCGCCGCACGCATCCCTGCGGCCCCTGTGCGCCGCTTCTCGGTGAGCTTTCGCACGATTCCCGCTGCGCGCAGATTTTGGATCGTGCGCCATGTCGTCGAGTCGGGCATATCCAACCGCTTCGCGACCTCGGGTAGCGAGAGCCGGCCATGGCGGCGCAGTAGGGCGATTAGGCGCGCCTCGGTTTTTTGCCGAATGGCCTCGCCGTGGTAGGTGACGCCTGAGCGGCGTTTTGGCGAGGTGGTCACACTGCCTCCTTCCCCGTCGAATTGAAGATCGCCTGTCGTGCGATGTTCAGTTTGCTCAACGGGACTCTCCCGGTCCTCTTGTCTTCCTCGATAATCCCGATCGCCCAGCCGATGTTGGCGCCGCCCGGGCTGCGCCTGAACGCCGACGTCGCCCCGAGTTCTTGCAGGCGCTTTGCTCCGTACTCGCGCGTCGATTCCGCAGCG